GATAGCATCTGCCAGAAGTTATAAGAACTTTCTGGTGTGCTATCCGACTCTGTTGGGGGTCAAACCTCCACCAAGGGCCTAGGCGATAAGATCGCCGGACTCCAAAATAGGTGTTGACATACCTATGGTTCGCTGTTCCTTTGCTTCCGTAGACCCCTGACTTGTCATCAGGGTTGCCCACCTCGAGAGAGAAAACTCCCGATGATGTTTTCCTTTACTACTTGTCAGTGTCGAGTCATCCTTATGGAATGACCAGAACTCAGGTTTAAACTCCTGAAGGCACTGAGAGAGGGTAAAGGATGCAAACAAATTGGAACTATGAGAAGCACAATGAGATCACGATATAATCGCCCTAGCCTATTTATCAGCTTTAAAATGCTTGATAGATGGCTTCGAGTGATAATCTGGGTCCTCAGTGTGGAGTCTCCGGGCGCCTACTACATTTTGTTGCAGCGTATTAAATCGTTGTGAACTTTATCCGGACCTTTATTTACAGTAATGTATTTGAAGGAATCGGTGCGGTTAATCCACAAATATGTGGCTGGCGTTCCGGTATACACCTCGCAAGGTGTATGCTTGGGAATTTCCGGGGGCCTACCTAAATTGGTACCTGGGCAACTGCGGACTTTAATACGGTCTGCAGACCCGGTTACAATTAGGGCGGTCCTATCGGTCTTGTCTGTCTTCCGAATCATGAAAGTTCGTTCAACCCTTAAGCTCGAGACGATCGTCGCCCCCTTTACGGGGGCATGCATGACGATGCCAGTCTGAGAGCTTAATAGGGTGCTTAAAATGTTACCTAAACGGTTTCATTTGAAGCCTTCGAGCTTTCTGGCTCTTAACTCAGCTGGACCTAACTATAATCCTTCCGTTTTAGGGTTGTCACTTGATGCATTTGCGTTCACTAAAGCTAGTGAACCTTGCGAGGCCTTTATGGCGTACGCAGAGCTTTCGGCAAATAACCATCTGAGTGATGCCTTAAAACAGGAAATGGATAATGTTAGGAACCTTGAGTTGAAGCCGGGAGTCTTACCTGTATTAGGTAAGCTCCATGAAAAGGTAGAGGCAGCGGGTAAAGTACGCGTTTTCGCCATCACTGATGGTTGGACACAGTCTTTACTTTCTGGCCTTCACGATGCCATCTTCGAGGTTCTAAAATTTATACCTCAGGATGGTACGTGAGACCAAGCTGCTCCGTTGAGACGTCTTCAAGATTCCCCCGAAACGCGCTGGTCGTTTGATTTAACGGCGGCTACAGATCGTCTTCCGCTCGCTTTGCAGGTTCAGGTCCTAAGTTGCTTAACCAGTGATAAACTGGCGCAATCTTGGGCTTCCCTGTTAGTTTCACGTGATTGGTACCATAAAGGTGTCCCGCTGCGTTATGCAGTTGGTCAACCGATGGGTGCTTTATCTTCGTGAGCTATGCTGGCGTTGACGCATCATGTAATAGTCCAACTCTCTGCAAAGAGAGTCGGGCGAGCCGGGTGATTTTCTCATTATGCGTTGTTAGGTGATGATATCGTAATAGCCGATAAAGCTGTTGCCGATTCTTATCTAGCTGTCATGACCGACTTAGGTGTCGAGATTAACTTAAGCAAATCTTTAGAGTCCCAAAAAGGGGTTTTCGAGTTTGCTAAAAGGTTAGTCTCACCCAAGGCCGAGTATAGTCCTATTGGTCCCAAGGCAGTGTTACAAGTTCTTCGAACTTATAATGCTATTCCTGGTCTAATAATTGACTATCTCGGGAAAGGTTATGTTCCCGCAACTGAGTGATTATCCAATCTCTTCGAAGCTATGCCTCTTAACTTTGTTAATGGGCGTAAGCATTTGAAAGAGGTTCTATTTTGAACTCTCCAGGGTCCTTTCGGTGTGATAGCTAGCGGTGTTAGGTTAACTTCTGCATTGCAGGCGGTTAACTCATTCAACCCCGTTAGTTTATCAGCCCTGTTTGTACGGCTCCGTC